TCGTATCTATTCAACAGGTACTACCAAAAACAAGTTTGACACCACTAACGACATCACCAAACTTACAACTTGGCAGAAATTCACAAGTGCAAGTGACGGAACGAAGATTGTCGTTACTCCTTTCGTGGAAGCTCCTACGCAGGATGGCGGAGATGCCATCACCTTTGGTGGCGGAAACGATACTCTTGGCGGAGTGGAGATGAGGGTCGGCAGAAATGCTACCAATATGTCCTTTGCGCTCCGTGAATGGATGCAGAGTGCAATCAAGTCCCTCAAAGCGCTTGAATGCGAGAGCGCACTTGGCGTGTACCTTATCAACGAGCACGGACAGATAGAGGCAAGAAAGGTAGGTGAGGAGTATTTCCCACTTCCTATTCAGTCCCTCTTTGTAGGCGACAAGATACACGGAGGATTGCAGGAGCCTGATAGCAACTCTTTGCAGTTCTCTTTCTCTCCTAACTACTCCGACGACTTGGTGATAGTTACGCCAGAGTTTAACGCAGTAACCGACCTTTAAGGTATGGCTGCGAAGAAGACACTTGTTGCACTTGCTCCGAAAGGGAGCAAGGCAACAGAGTTCTTTGAGATAGAACACGCAGAAAGGATATTAAGACTTCACAATTGCGCTTGGGAAGTAGTGGATGACAATTTAGAATGGACAGGAAATGAGTTTGTCAAAAAGCCAAATACAAGCCGAGTTAAATCAGTCGAGCAAAAGACCACAGATTAACGAAGCATTAAGACAGCAGGAAAGGATAAAGTTCCACGCAGATACGAATATGTCTGCCGTGCTGGGAAGACCATACAACGACTTCTGCCTTTACCTCAAATCTTTGTTGCCGACGGACAAATACCTAAACTGCATCAACAATCTAAAATTTCCTCTACCTACCAACAAGATTACCGATAGGATTTTCACCATACTTGCAAAGGTGCACGATGGACGCAACCCAGCTATTGACTATCAGTTTAGGAGCGTGGATGCGAAAGCCGATTGGGAGAGATACCGCACTATGATACTTGGGGAGCCGGGTGTATGGAGCAACAAGATGTGGGACTACTTCAAGACCGAAATAAACTGCATCTTGGTTGTGGATATGCCGAGCGAAGAAAGGGAGGGAAAATCCGCTCCTTATTTCTACCCTGTTTCCATAGCGGATGTAGTATCATACGGCACCAATAGCTTTAATGGCAGTATGGAATGGCTTATTTTCAGAAGAGCAGACGGAAAGGTTGTAGTTATCGACGATACATCCTACCGCATCTTCGAGGTCAAAAATACCTCTCTTGTGTCACTTGTGTCAGAGTCCCCTCACGGACTTGGCTATTGCCCGGCAAGGTTCTTTTGGAATGAGCCATTAAGCCTATCTAATCCCGATGTGAAGAAGTCACCTTTGAGCAAGGTGCTTGCTGACTTGGATTACTATCTTTTCCGTGACTTGTCAAAGAAACACCTTGACCTATACGCATCTTTCCCTATCTATTCGGGATACGAGGAGGAGTGCGACTACACGGACAAGGACGGCAATTCTTGTCATCACGGCTATCTGCAAAAGCCTGACGGCTCTATGGTGCTGGATGTGATGGGCAATCCTGTTGCCTGTCCTATCTGCAAGAGCAAGAAGTCTTTGGCAGGTGCAGGCTCGTACATAGAAGTGCCGGTACCTACGGACGGAATGCCAGATATGCGCAATCCTATACAGATGCTTGGCATAGACCGAGATAGCCTTGACTACAATGTAGAGGACTTGGACAGGCTGCGCAAGGAGATAATCGCGTCTTGTGTGGGAGTGGATAGCACTATCATCAACGAGGCGTCCCTTGCCGACAAGCAGGTGGATGCATCGTACGAGAGCAAGGACAATGTATTGAACCGAGTGAAGAAAGGCTTTGAGGATGCCCAATGGTGGGTGGATACCACTATCTGCAAGTTGCGCTATCCCGACACTTTCATCTCTGCGAACATCAACTACGGAACGGAGTTCTATACTCTCACGCCAGAGGTGCTACGCAGCAGGTACAACACGGCAAAGGAGGGCGGAGCGAGCGACACCGAGCTGGATGCGCTGAGGACGCAATTGATAGAGACCGAATACCGCCACAATCCAATGCAGATGCAGAGGATGATGCTCCTGTCAGAGTTGGAGCCGTATCGTCACTTGAAGAAATCCGAAGTTTTGAACCTATACAACAATGGGATTATAGATGCGGAGGAAGTAATCTTGAAGAACGATTTTAGTAACTTTGTAAGTCGGTTCGAGCGAGAGAACACGAATATCTTGGATTTCGGGGCTGATATTAGCCACGAGGCGAAGATAGAAACTATTTATAACACATTATTGGAATATGCGAGAGAACGCAAAAGTAACAAGAGCGACATACAAGCTTCCGAAAGGTGAGGAAGATTATGTCCACTACACTATTGAGAAGATTGCCTTTAACCCGAAGACAGGGCAGAAGATTAGCCGTCAGGAGGTGATAAAGACCAATCCGAAGATGTTTGACAATGTAAAGAGAAACCTCGAATTGCAGGGCTTTACTGTCAATGTATTGCATCATCCAGAGGGCAAGTACAATGAGGAGGTCATTGTGGAGACACCCGAAGAGAGGATGCGCAAGGAGATAGAAGCCGAGGTAAGGGCGGATTTCGAGAAGAAGTATGCTGCCGCTGCCGAGGAGAAGAAAATTGGAAGACCACGAAAGGAGAATTAAGGTATGCTGACACAAGAAATTATCGTTGCTAACGATGCGCTTAAAGGGTTAAGCGAGGAGCAGATTGGAGCAATCGTCACCTTGTCACAGAACGATGAGAACGAGCAGTTCCGAATTAAGTTTGGCGAGCACTATCGTCAATTGGATGAGAGTATTGAGCAGCACTCAGGCGTGGCAAGAAATGGTGCGGAGAAGACCTACGACTATCTGCCGAGAGCGATAGACACTATGAAAGCAGGGTACGAGGAGCAGATTAAGACCCTCAAAGAGCAGGCAGCCAGCAAGGCGGACGAAGTGACCGCTGCCGAGTTGGAGACCACAAGAGCGGAATTAAAGAGCACCAAAGAGCAATTCAATACCCTACAAGAGAAATATAAGTCTTTGGAGGGTGAGAGTGCCAAGAAACTCTTAAACTACCGAATAGACCACGATTTCGAGGTCGCAAAGTCAAGTATCAAGTTCAAGGACGGACTAAACGAGGTGGCTTTGGACACTCTGGTCAAGCAGGCGGTCGAGAGAGTAAAGAGCAAGAACCCTAAATACGAAGAAAGAAACGGAAAGGAAGTGCTTATTTTCCACAATGAGGATGGTTCACCGATGAACAATCCAGAGAATAAGCTAAATCCTTACACCGCAAAGGAACTTCTTTTGAAAGAGTTCTCAAATTTTGGTATATTAGCGGAGAAAGCCAAGACAGGAACAGGGACAACCGAGAAACAAGTCACCACGCCATCCACTGCAACTACGCAGGCTGAGGCTATGGAGATGGCGACAAAAGACCTCCTAACAAGGGGATTTGTCAAAGGTTCGACTGCGTTCCAAAAGGAATTGGATAAGTATTGGCGAGAAAACAAAATCGCCGAACTACCATTGAAATAATAACGGACAAAGGGGAAGTCTAAAAAGTATCACTATAAAAAGTTCTAAACTATGACATTAGTAGCAACTAAAATTCAGGCTATCCGTGAAAAGAACACGAGGCTTGACAAAAACGAAAATCGCCTGAGCGATTATGGTGCTTTGAACTTCTTCCGAGTTCAGAGCCAGAGAGCGCCTATTCTCACCGAGAAGATGAGAGAGGATGCAAAGAGGTCAGCAGGTGCTAACATTCAGGTTCCTGTCCTCAAATATGACGGAACAGTATCCGTAAGCAACAGTCGTACTTGTACTGTTGCCGATGCAGAGAACACCTCTGCGCTCGTGGATGTGACTTTCGTGACCTATGCAGTAGGCTTCACGATGGTGCCGGGTCAGTACTCTAACAACGATATTGACTACGAGAAGGACTTCTGGGCAAAGATGCAGAAGTGTGCAAGGGCGCTTGGTGCTGCGCTTGATAGTGCCGCTATCGCTGCGCTCGAAAGCAACAAGACGAAGGTATTTGCAGACACCTTGCTTTATAGCAAGACTGCGGACACTCTCCAAGTGCCTTTCGGTTCACGAGAGAACATACTTGGTGACATTGAGCCGATTATGGAGGCTAACGACTTCTACGGCAAGGTGAACATCATCGGAAACGCTGGTGTTAAGTCTATCCTCGGAACGCTTAAGGAGCTTGGCACCTACAACGAGGTAGACAAGTCGCTCGAATACGAGGGCAAGGATTTCCACTTCTCTAACCGCCTTGCAAATGCAGAGGGCAAGTATGCCACTTTCTATGCAGTAGAGGAGGGAAGTGTAGATATGCTTTACCGCTACGATAGAGCAGCCGCAAGAGGCGCACAGAGTGGTTCTCACCAGTGGGATGTTGTCAATATGCCGTTTATTGACATCCCTGTCGGTCTGCACTACTATGAGGAAGTGGGCGACCAGAGCACAATTGCAGGAGCTGCAACTGCCGATATGGTTTGCGATGTCAAGGAGTACTATGGTTTCAGCGTGGATGTTGCGTTCATCGTAGCATACAACTCTGCACCGGCTACTCTTGCAAACCCAATCATCAAGGCAGAGGTTGCAAAGGGTCTTGACAACACTCCACAGGTAGTCATCGCCAACACCGAGGCAAATCCTGTACCTACAAAGGCGGCTGCGTAGGCGCAAGAAAATAGTCTTTCAAAGGGGGAAAGAGAGTTGGAATAAGACTTTCTTTCTCCTTTTTTCGTAAATTTGGAAAAACAAAAATTGATATGATACGAATAAGAGAGATAGTAAATGCCTTTCAAGGCTTGGTAGGATGGGAGCAGTCCCGGGCAAGGGAGTACACCATCGGGGAGGAGCTGACGCAAACCGATAGCGGATTGTACTTCCAAGAGGCGCATCCTATGCTGACACTGAGGGCGATGAAAGCAATAATGCCGAAAGACTATGTTTATTCGGAGTACAACATCCACAAGACCTATTCCAAAGGGGATGTTGTGGCATACGAAGATGAATTGTATCGAAGTGTCGTAGACGGAAATACAGGGCATAGTGTTTTGGATACTGATTATTGGGAGTTATACCACGCACTGACGGAGTACATATCCAAACTCACGGATAGTGGCATAAAGGCGGTCGTGCAAAGGTTCATTACGGAAAAGGTAGTAGGGCTTGAAACGAAGAACATCATAGACCGCAGGACACTCTTTGACGGCACAGGGCGGATAGAGAACCGCACACCGAACAAGGGTCATCTCGTAGGCTTTGAGATTACACCAATAAGGGCAAACGGAGCGACTATGAAGATAGAGCGCATCGGCTTGCAGTTCACAGGGAACATAGGCAAGGTAAAGGTTTACCTGTTCCATTCTTCGCACAGAGAGCCTGTATGGGTCAAGGAGTTCAACTACACCGCAACAAGAGGCACTTACCAATGGTTTGACTTGCCTGAAACATACTTGCCGTATTTCAGCCACGATTTCAATTCGGGAGGTAGTTGGTACTTGGTTTATTCGCAGGCGGAGTTGCCTGACTATATGGAGAGCATCAACTTCGGCAGGGATTGGAGCCGGGAGCCGTGCGGCACTTGTAACAAGGGCGACCTCAATGTGTATAGGGCTATGGGCAAGTGGGTGCAGTTATCACCTTTCTATGTGAACATAGAGGATTGGGACGGCTTGCTTTGGGACATAGCGGACAACATCTACACCAATGGGGACAACTATGGATTGAACTTGCAGTTCTCTATGGGATGCGACCTGACTGACACCATCATCGCTATGCGAAATGACTTTGCCAATGTCATCCAAAAGCAGGTGGCTACCAATGCACTGAAAGCACTTGCGATGAACCCAGAAGTGGAAGTGAACAGGGTGCAGTTCAATGCGGACAGGAACGACATCCTCTTTGAGGCGGAGGGAAATGGACAAGGCATCCGAGGACTGAAAGGCGAATTAGACAGGGCGTTCAAGGCTTTGAGCATAGATACGAGGGGATTAGACCCACTTTGCTTGACTTGCAGGAACGGAGGAATACACATAGGCTCGATATAATGTTAGATGCGCTTACGGAAATAGAAAGGGGAATAACTTCCTTTTGCGACAATATGGACGGCATTGTGAGGGACAGCTTGGTTTCTCGCAAGGAGGAATTGTTGGATATGCAGAGGGAGCAGTTATTTGAGGGCAAATCTTCCAGCGGTGAGGATTTGCGTCCCTCCTATTCCGAGGACATCAAGCCGGGTGGGTACTTCAACACCTTGCAGGCAGCGGAAAACTACAAGAAGTGGAAAGAGCAATTAACCTATCCATCCGATGCGGTACGCAATCCCGATGCACCGAACCTCTATATCAACGGCAAGTTTCATCTTGAATTGGACATAGAGTTTGCGGATGAGTATTTGTGTTTTTGTGGCAGTACGAGTTACTCACGAAAGATTATAAGCAAGTACGGAGAGGGCAACTTCGGATTGACGAAAGAGCGGTGGGGAGAAGTGTCGGAGGAATACATTAAGCCAGATTTGGTAAGGAATTTTTTTGAAATGATAGAGATATGAAAGTTTACATTAAGGAAGATAGTCGCCTGTTCGATGCGTCTGTGGCGCAAATTCAGTTGCAATTGGCGCAAAACATAGGTTGGTTGGACAACATCTTCGGATTGACGGAGCGATTGACGGAGCGCAAGGACGGAAAGACCTTTACGAGCGCAAACATCTACACGAACAAGGGCAGGTACATACAGGTAATGCCGTGTGCGGAGTTGGGCAATTTTTGTTTCTTCTACTTGCGTGACCCACAAAAGGTATGGGAGAAATCCGCAAGTGTGCTAAAAAGCCCGTTTTCAGTGGTTTTTTGGTACGATGTGGACAAAGTATCGTCTTCGCCAGCAAAACGCAATAGAGAGGCAGTTAAGGAGCAAATAATGGCAGTTTTGGGGCGGTTTCATCTTCGTGGAGTGACTTACTCTCTTGAATACATCTATGAGCAACCGCAAAATGTGTTCAAGGACTTCGACTACGACCACAAGGTCAATCAGTTCTTGATGCATCCGTACGGAGGATTGAGGATAGACGGAGAATTGAGGGTGAATGTGCCTTGCTTAAAGGCTGTGTTCGGGGATTTCAACAATGACTTCAATTTTGACTTCAATGTGGGTAGGTTGGAGCAGTACATCAGTGGAGATAACACAAACTTTGACATAGATTTGATATGATAGAGTTCGGAATAGCGGTAGTATTAGTGGCTTTGTTCGTGAAGTTCTTGCGGACATTAGCGGAGAAGTGGGGCATTTTGTCCTACTTGCAGGCGCACGCACCAAATGACTTCCTCTACAAGTTGTTTTCTTGTGAGTTCTGTCAGTCCTTCTGGTTGGGATTGGTCACTTGCATCGTATTAGTGTTGCTTGGTGCACCAATTTATTGGTTGAGTATTCCTGTTTTTAGCTGCAACATACGATGAAAGAAGAAAAGATAAACGGACATAGGTTCGAGTTCTATGATAGCATAGAAGACCTACCGATAGTGCGCTTCCACAAGTATAGCAAGTATATGATGGTGGCGAGTGGAATTGGGGATAGCATATCGGATGTGGATGAGCACATTGAGCGGATAATGAAGCTGATAGACTTTGACACCGCAAAGGCAAAGAGAGAATTGTTGAATATGCGCCACAACATAGTGACCATATTGAGCGAGCAGGACATCCGCCACATAGGCTTTATGTACTTCGTGTATTCGGTGGACGGCAAGGTTTGGGAGGATTTTTCCGACAGCGGAGTACACAAGTTATACGAGATGGTTATGGACGCATCGGAATTGGCTATGGCAAGGGCAGAAAGGGGCATTAGAGAGCGATTAGACGAGGAGTTGAGGGATTACTTCCCTCAGGTGTTTGAGAGCGAAAATAAGAACCTTTTAGACTATGCCAGAAAGCGAGCCTTGTTACAGGTGGATGAGGTTCTGAACGATACCGACAATTCTGCGGAGATAGCGAAGTTGGGAGAGTTGTTGAGCATTGGCTACAAGCCTATGGTGTTTGACGGCAAGGAGAGTGTGGAATTGCAGTTTGACAAGCAGTTCGAGCAGATGTGCTTGGCATTGAGCAAGGAGTTCGGAGGAAAGGCAAAGGAGTATTCCGTTATGGAGTATTATTCCGCCTACGAGCGATTGGAAAGGATAAATAAAGAGTTGGAACGAATAAAAAATAAGTGATATGGACGAGAACAACAAAATACATTATAGCGACCTTGTCAGTCCAGATGTGCAACAGGGTTTTGAAAGTTGGATAGACCAGATTAAGCAGTTGCAGGCGCAAAGCGAAGTATCCATTGGGGAAATCAAGAAGAAGATGGAAGAACTACGCAAGCAGATGACTGCACCGAGCGGAGGTGGCAACATCCCCAAACCGAACACACAGCCCGTCGTGGATGAGATAGACAAACTGCGTGAGGTCTACAAGAACCTAAAAGTGGATGTGAAGTTGTACGACGATGCGATAAAAGCCTTGAACAATAGTGAGAGGGAGCGTAAGAGGGTACTGCAAGCGAATGTAGAGATAGGGCGGTCGAGAGAAGACTCTTACGATAGACTTTCCGCTCAATACACTGCGCTGAAAACACTCGTAAACAATATGACTACTGCGGAGAGAGAGCAGACGGATGCAGGAAAGAAACTTGTAGAAAACCTTAAAGACATCTACGAGAGGATGAACGCTATGCAGCAAGCGACAGGTAAGTTCCAATTACAGGTCGGTCAGTATAGCAAGGCGGTCAGTGGTTTGAATATCGCTACCACGCAAGTATTGCGAGAGTTGCCGGCACTTGCGGTCAGTCCGACTACCTTTGCGATAGCCATCTCCAACAACATCCCTATCTTGCAGGACTACATCCTCAAAGTAAGG